AATTATCATCAAGATGTAGACGCTGTAGACTACTCTACGAGTGAACAACCAGCGGAACATAAGAGTCATAACCTTCTTGAATTGGATAATGGACAGTTTTGTCTCTATCCTAACAACAGAATGAGGATTTATGACAACAGTATCACTCCTGAGACACCTAAGATTCCTGATTTTAAGGTATCAACCGTGTATTATCAGGTTGAAAACGGTCATGATCGTGATGGATTAGGGTCAGAAGACAATTATTTCTGGAAAACTGCGAAAGAAAGAGCAAAAAACGAAGAAAATGAGCCAGAATTGGGATGAAATGAGTGAACATCTCATATTAGATGTCTACGATGGATATTTTGAGGACTTAAATAGTCCAAATTTCCTTCGTGACATCTTTACTCGAGCTATTTTGAAGTCGGAGATGACAATATTGAACGAATATACACATAAATTCAGTCCGTGTGGTGTTACATGTCTTTTTGCACTCGCTGAAAGTCATGTTTCTTGTCATACTTGGCCTGAAATGGGTCGTTTGAACGCAGATTTCTTCACTTGCGGCGAAAAAGACCCTAGAATTAGCGCTAAATACATTATTAGCGCTTTAGAATCGGAAAAATATCGAATTCGTGTCGTAAAAAGATAAAAAAAGCGGTATAAATAAAAACAGGAAACTTTTTGTGTTAAATAGTGGCTTCAAAGGCATTCAAAGATATCAACTTATCCTTCAAACGTCATCCTGTGACGAATGATTTAGTATCGATAAGGAATGAAGATGCGATTAAGAAGTCTGTCAAGAATATTATTTTTACAATTCTTGGTGAAAAACCTTATTTACCTCTTTTTGGGTCAACATTAAATAGTTCTTTATTTGAATTAAATACAACTGTTAATCAAATTAGAATTACTGATGAAATTAAACAGGTTTTACTTAATTATGAACCAAGAATTGATAATGTCACAGTAACTGTGAAAAATGTAGTTGATTCTCATGAATTAACTGCAACAATTCAATACGATATTACTGGACTCTCAGCACCGTCACAATTAGTAGACGTAATTCTTTTACCAGCTAGAGTATAATGGCTTTCGGTCAATATGTAAATTTAGATTTTGATGATATTAAAGCGTCAATCAGAGATTATCTGAGGGCGAACACCAATTTCACTGATTATGACTTTGAAGGGTCAAACCTTTCAGTAATTATTGACGCATTAGCATATAATACATATATTACTGCTTATAATACCAATATGGCAGCGAACGAGTGTTTTCTTGATTCATCTACACTTCGAGAAAACGTTGTTGCTCTTGCAAGAAATATTGGTTATGTACCAAGGTCAAAAAGATCATCAAGAGCAAAGATATCTTTTACTGTGAGTGACCTTTCCGAAGTATCAACTTTAACTTTAAATCGTGGTGTGGTATGTAATGGTGCTGGAAGAGGTTCAAACTACTTATTTTCAATTCCAGAAAGCATAACTGTTCCTGTCGTGGACGGTTTTGCTAAATTTAATGATATTGAGATTTATGAAGGAAGTTTACTTACAAATAACTTTACTGTTGTCTCGGATTTAACAAATCAGAGATTTATTCTTGATAACACCTCTATAGATACATCTACAATTAAAGTTACTGTAAAACCAACCGCATCTTCAACATCTTCAGTCACTTATAAACAAATTGACAACATTGTTGGAGTCACTTCAACATCAAATTCTTACTTATTACAAGAAATTGAAGATGAAAGGTATGAATTAATCTTTGGAGATAACGTAATAGCTAAAAAACTCTCAAATGACAACTTTATTACAGTAACATATATTACAAATTCTGGTAAAGATGGAAATGGAGCTTCTGAATTTAGTTTTATTGGAAATATTACAAATCAAGATGGTGGAGCGATAGATGCAAACAATATTTCTGGAGTCACAACCAGAGAAAAGTCGAGAGATGGTGATGAAATTGAATCTATTTCATCAATTAAGTATTATGCACCTCGAATTTACTCTTCTCAGTATCGTGCAGTCACTTCATCTGATTATGAGTCAGTTTTAGGTTATATTTACCCAAATGTTGAGTCTGTAACTGCTTTTGGTGGTGAAGAAATGAGTCCGCCTCGATTTGGTAAGGTTTTTATTTCTGTTAAACCTCGAAATGGTGATTTTCTCTCTGATGAGACAAAAAGAGAACTAATTTCAAAATTAAAAAGTTATGCAGTTGCTGGAATTGTGCCAGAATTTATTGATTTAAAATATCTTTACGTTGAACTACAAGTTAATCCATATTATAATCCAAGTTTAAATGATAGACCAGATGCTTTAAAAACTGGTATTTCAAATGCGTTAACTCAATATTCACGTTCAATTGATGTGAATAAATTTGGCGGCAGATTCAAATATAGTAAAGCAGTGTCATTGGTTGATAGTGTTGATTCAGCGATTACTTCAAACATCACACTTGTTACGATTCGACGTAATTTAAAAGCAGTTTTAGGACAATTTGCTCAATATGAGGTTTGTTTTGGTAATCAGATGCATAGTCAAGAGTCTGCATACAATGTTGTATCAACAGGATTTACAATTGAAGGTGTAACAGGCACTGTCTATATGGCTGATGAGGTCGTAGATCGTGAAACAGGTCGTATGTTCTTCTTCACATACACAGAAGGTGGAACTCCAAGTATTGTAAAGAAAAATGCTGGAACGGTTAAATATTTGATTGGTGAAGTTCTTATAGATACTTGTAATATAACATCAACAGTGATTGCGAATGATGTGATTGAAATTCAAGCAATTCCTCACTCAAATGATGTTGTTGGTCTTCGAGATTTATATGTAAAATTTGACATGTCAAATACAACAATTAATATGGTTCAAGATTTAATTGCATCTGGTGAAAACACATCTGGATCGAGATTTCCTCATATTCATAGTTATTATACTCCAACTTTCACTCGAAAATCAAATTCTCCAGTTTCAACGGTGACTTCTATTTTACCTTCGACAGCTTCCTCAACTGCAACCACTACAACAACAGGTGGAACATACGCATCAACCACAACTTCATCAACCACAACTTCAAGTGGTTCTTCATCATCTAGTTCTAGTTCTGGCGGCGGATATTAATGATAGACACCTCAATACAAAGAGTTGAAATAAATCAGGTAATTGAAAATCAGTTACCTGAGTTTGTGCAATCTGAAAGTCCACTTTTTGTGGATTTCATGAAACAATACTATATTTCACAGGAATATCAAGGTGGTTCTACGAATATCATTGAAAATATTGATAGATACACTAAATTACAAACATACGTTGGCGCTGCACTTACAGAATATACTGGATTATCTACAGATACTCAATCATATTCATCTACAATCTTTGTAGACTCAACAAAGGGTTATCCTAGTAAATATGGATTGCTCAAAATTGATGATGAAATTATTACATACACTGGCATTGGAACAACCTCATTTACTGGTTGTGTTCGTGGATTTAGTGGTATAACAAATTTAGATCAACCCACAAGAAAAGATCTTGTTGAATTTAATACTTCAACTGGTGTTGCACATACAGGCGGAACTAAGGTTCATAATTTATCAAATCTTTTTATTCGTGAATTTTTTAATAAATTAAAAACAACTTACGCTAGTGGATTTGAAAATCGTACTTTAGATAGTGATTTAGATCAGGTTAAATTTATTCGTCATGTTAAAGATTTTTATAAAACAAAAGGAACTGAGGAATCATACAAGATTTTATTTAGAGCATTATATGGTAAAGAAGTTAATATTATTAAACCATCGGAATTTTTAATTAGACCATCTGATGCAGATTATGGATTTGCACAGGATTTTGTAGTTAAAGCGATTACTGGTGATCCTCGTAATTTAAAAGGATCTACACTTTTTCAAGACTCTGATGAGGATGATGCCAATATTCGTGGTGCCTCTGGTGCGATATCTGACGTTAAAGATTTTTTATATGGTGGAGAACACTATTATCAAATTAGTGTGTCACAAAATTCAATTGATGGTGACTTTGTAGTTCCAGGCAGAACTCGAATTGTTGACCCAGTATCACTTGGTTCAACCGTAATAACAGTTGATACTACAGTTGGATTTCCTACAAGTGGTTCTTTATCACTACCAACAGCGAGTGTTGCTGGAGTTGTAACTTATACAAACAAAACTGCAAATCAATTTGTCGGAGTAGACACAGCTCGTGATGTTTTAAGTATTGGTGATGATGTCAGATATAATAATGTTGCATATGGATATTCTTTTGCAAATACTACAAAGAAAATAGAAGTTTTAATCACTGGTGTTTTAAAAGATTTTCCAATACCTGATAATACTTTTTACTTTAATAAGGGAGATAAAGTTAAAGTTGGAACATTTGGAGCATACAAAAGTTCAGAAGATTCCAATTTTGGATCATTCATTTATAATACCTCTGTTAGATTTACTCCTAAAACCGTTGTAAGACAATCGAGTAGTAGTTTTAATATTACCACTCTCTCTGATCATGGATTTTTAGAGGAAGATAGTATTGAAGTTTTAGATGGTCAATCTACTTTAATCGCTGTTGGTCGTGTTTTAAGTGTCATTAGTAGTTCATCATTTGTTTTGGGTGATTTGCCTGGAGTTGGTATAAACAACTTTGCATTTATAAGAAGAAGATTAAAAAGAGGAAATAGTTCTCTTCATGATAACATTACAAAATACACCACTGATGTTCAGAACGTATATGATCATGAGAGTGACAATATGTTTGCATTGCCTCCACACCCTCATGCATACGTTGCCTCACCATCAATTCCAAGTTTAGGTAATGAACCTATAGTTGCACCAGACCGTTCTGTAACATGGACTGGCGCCACTGGCGGAGACATTATACAACTAATACAGGTTACAGAGGGTGCAGCAGATCATGGATTCTACTCTGGAGAAGTTGTCACATATAATGTGATTAGTGGATCTTTGGGTCAATTAATTGATGGTAAGAATTATTATGTAAGTCGTGTAAGTTCAAATAATATTCGTCTCGCAAACTCCTTACCAGACTTAGTTAATGGGGATTTTGTGGATGCCACTGGAAGTGGAACATTTAAAATATCTGTCCCCGATTTAGCTGGTAAAAAATTAGATCATCAGAAATTATTAAAGAGATTTCCTTTAAATCCAGTGTTTGACGGGGCGAGGCGTGAGACAGCGCCAGGCACCACTGGCATGCTTGTAAATGGTACGGAGATATC